TTGAAATCCATTATTCACTGAAGTCATCATTGATGATTTCATTTTGCAGTTTGAATACACCGCTTTCCATAATCCTATCGTACATTTTGTATATTAACGGTTGTATTGTTTTATTAGCACGAATATCAACTTCATCTTCATACAATCTTACTTGCACTTTGCCATAATCATTTTTAACAGTCAATGACATGTAGCCTGGTTTGTCATCTCCCATTATGTTTTGCAGAACAATTGATTCACCATCCAAAACCCATATGTTACCCAATTCATCAGAATAACATTGCAAAATTATTAAAATTAATAGTTCCAAGTTTGTTATCATTTCTTTGTTTGCATGTTCTTGTTTGAATTTATGGTGTACTGCACAAAATAATAACATTAAGTTTGTTGCGACACTAGTGGTTTGTGTCCCAATGTTATTGAATATCACTGGTAAGCATTGCATGGCTTCAGCTAACATACAAATGTTTGGTTTACTCATTTGCATATTGTTTGATATCAGATCAATTTGTTTAACCATGTATAGTAAATTTTGATCTAATTGACTGACAATGTCGGTTGTCTTTGTTTTAATTTTTTGCAAACTTGTTGAAGCATATATATCTTTATCCCACAATGTTGCTTCATCAATCACTGACAATTGCCGCCACATGAATGAAAACACTCTTCCAATGGGATCTTCAGTATCAAATTCTTGCATCATATAGTCATCATCATCATTCTGAGTTGGATTCATTAACTGATTTCTTGCTTCCTCATCAGTCATGTTTAGTTTTGTTTTGATTTTTGTGTAAACTAGTCCGCCAAAACTACGTGTTTTGTTCTTCTCTATCATTAACGTTGTCAAAGCAGCCTTACAACTATCTACTGATTCAGTTGTAACCATTCTGCGTTCATCAGATTTGATTTGTACAACATACCAGAGCATTGTATCTTCTACATAAGACCTCTTCAATGAATGTAGTATGCTAGAGCAGACATTTGAACTAACACCAACATCGAATGTTGATACATTTTTGCGTTCTGTACCTTTTGTTATTTTAACCAATTTTCCTATTACTGCTTCTACAGTTTTCTTTGATACATGGTTTACTAGTTCATGTTGTTTGATCAATTTGGATAATTGTGTTGTTGAAATAGTGTCGTCTTTAATTGCCCAATTGTTATTAATAAAATCTGTTGTTAGTTCAATAAAGATTGTTTTGTTTTTCCAATTAATTTGAGCAGCTACTTCATTTACTGTTTTAGTTTCGATTAGCAATTTCGCTGGTTCTATAATAGATTGGAAATTGATGACACAAGGTGCTTGTGCTGGTATCGTGCTCATAATTGATTTTCTATCGACAGTCAATTGACGTGTTATTTTGGGCCCAAATGTGTTTATGAAAATATCATTTAACTGTAGTGTTCGCTCATTAATTGTTGTTGTAGAGTGGAATTTATTTATGGCTGAAATGCATCTTTTAACTGCACTATCATTAAAATTGACAACAAACCATTCTGTTTCACCAACATGTCTTCGACACTCAACATATGTATTTGAATAATTTGCTCGATAATT